TGGGCGGCCCACATCTGGTGCTGTCCGACCCCCACGGCAATGTAGGCATCTTTGTCGGCAGTCTGCCGATGCAGTTCGCCAATCGCGTACTGCGGCAGAATCTGGTCGTTGCCAGGGTCGCGAAAGGTGAGTGGATGCTGAGTCTTCCAGGCGTTCACCTGCTTCCACCAGTCGGCGACTTCGGGCAAATCATCGTCAGTGATCGTGTCGTTCAGCGCCATGGGTGCCGACGTGCTAGGTAGAGCCTCCTCGGGAGGAGACACCTGCACATCAGTACTCACGCCGGTCATTTCGTCAACAGGGTTATCAGTCATATTCGGGTTTAGTTCTGGGTTAGCAACTTCGGGTTTTTCACGCACTAGTCAAGTTAAACTTAGTACAACTCTGGGCTTTGAATGGCGCCCAAGCTAAATAGCTTACCATTACTCCGCAAGCGGAGCCTACAGCGATCGTCACTCACATTTTCGAGATATATGTGAGCCGCAATGTAGGTTTAAGGTTCCCCGCATTTTTATGTTATGGGGGCAAACACCACAGTTTTTACGTTACTGTGGAAAACGTGAAAAGGGTAGTCTACTGCAAGTAGGGATCCCCTCGCGCCTCGCGTTCATACTCGAGCCACGATGGGAAACGCACTAGAAGCTTAGCCTCCTTACATGCTGCGCGCAGTACTTTGCTCAGCTCTCCATAGACCTGCGGTCCGTGCTGCGCTAGCTCATGCAAGGCACTTTTGACATTCTCTTCAGTGGCGAATTTTCTATCATCGCCGTGGATCCAGTTAGTCATCTCTTTCACGACACTCAACTCGAGGGGAGCCCAATAATGGCCTTCATCCTCGACAAAGCGTCGCTTCAGATACGACACATTGGACAGCTCTCGCATATCCACGACTTCTCCAGACTTCGCCTCGTCGGTGTACGTGGCACCAACGGTCTTGAGGGCTTCAGTTATAGTTCTTTGATTGAACCACTTCTGCACACCCTTAGACACGTTGAGCACGTTGTCATCTCCGTAACACTGCAAACCGACACAGTCACGGAAGTCACACACAAGCGGGTATCCAGCTC